CTCTGTTCCAACTTGAAACCCAATCACTAACAGAAATAGGTGCTACATTTTTATCTTCAAAATAAATTTTTTGGGGGTTTTGTAAACCATTCATACTTCCTATAAGTTCTTCGTAGTTTTTTGTATTAAGGTTGTCCACACCTATAATTTTTGAGTTAAATTGCTTTTCTAATCTCCCTATATTGTCTGAAGTAAATATATCTTTAAAATTAAGAACTGGAGTAACTTTTGTTCTATCAATTTTAATTTTACCCTCTTCAGTTCTTGAAACTGCAGGAGTAGCACCTTTCGGATCATCACTGCCAAGTCCTTTTCTTACAGCATCTAAAGGCCCTTTACCGGGTGCATATATATCAACACCGAATGTACTTTCTTCTAATTTTTTAGGGTCAATTATTTTTTCCATTATCTGTATCCTATAAGTTTGCCATCTTTAAAAATTGGTGTTGTTCCTTTTCTTATAGCCCTGTCTTTTATATTTTTATCT